AATGTTTAGATCTTCCTGATATCATCAATTTTGAAAATTTTACTGATGATTATAGTCAATGGATACCATCTAGCTTTAAAATTTGGAATGATAATGTTGGTAGTGCATGAAACGAGAAATATTTCCAGTAACTATATTTCAATCTAGAGTAAATGGAAACGAGATTCTAAAACAAAATCTAGTTCAACCTATACTAGATTCTACAGATGAACTAGAAATACCTGAAGACTGGACTACTAGTAAAATTCTTACTTCTTTCAATCAAGAAAAAGATTTCATCGAGAAAGATAAAAATATCTTGCTGAACATCTATCATAATACGATTGATGAGTTTTTTGATGATCAATATGGATTGCATTTCACTGATCTTTGGTATAATGTGTATCAAGATGGCGAGTATCAAGAAACACACGATCATCTATACTCTAAGATAAACCACTCTCATTTCTCGTTCATTCATTTTTTATGCTATGATAAAGATGAGCATCAACCACCTGAATTTTGGGATCCTCTTAAATCTATGAGGTATTTGAGTCTGGAGATGAACTCAAATAATTGTGGTGAAGTGTATGTTCCAAAAATTGAGGAAGGAGACTTGTTGATGTTCCCTTCATATTTGCAGCACTGTGTACCGCCTGGCAAGGCAACTGAAAAACCAAGAATAACAATCTCATTCAACGCAATCGTAACACTATACGGAGACGAACGCAGAGTCTACTGAGTTGATCCAGTTCCTAGACTGTCCACAGGGTGCCATAGTGGATGATTTTCTGCTATACTCTATTCATACCAAACAGGACAGACGTGATCACCCTTCGCCCCCACCAGCACAACGCTCTGGAAGCGATGCAGAACCACGCCAAAGGTCAGGTTATCATCCCTACGGGTGGTGGCAAGACTATTTGTATGATCGAAGATGCTAAAGCACGATTCGATTCTGATGGTCCTACAAGGATTGTTGTAGTTGCTCCTCGTATTCTTCTGGCAGCACAACTCTGCAAAGAGTTTTTGGAAGTCATTGATAACGCTGCTGTGTTTCACGTTCACAGTGGAGAAACCGAACACTTTAGTAGCACTAAACCTGCTTATATTGAGAGGTGGTGTAAACAAGCGTATCGAAATCAACTGATTTTTACTACATATCATTCGTTACACCGTATTCAGGAGGCAGGACTTGAGGTCGATACGATCTACTTTGATGAAGCGCATAATTCTGTGCAGAGAAACTTTTTCCCTGCTACGGAGCACTTTGCTGCTGATTCTGGTCGTTGCTACTTTTTCACTGCTACTCCTAAGCACTCTGTTACTATTTTCAAGCCAGGTATGAATGATGGGGTAGTATATGGTCAGGTAATTTGTAATGTTTCTGCTCCTAAACTTGTTGATGAAGGATATATTCTTCCCCCAAAGGTAGTTGTCAAGCAACTGCCTCAAGGTGACTTCAGACTCACAGATTCGCAGAATTTGATTGAGACTATTGATGATAATTCGCTCGATAAAATTCTGATTGCTGCACGTTCTACTAAGCAGATTGTGCGCCTAGTTTCTGATTCTGATTTCTGCCTTCAACTTGAGAAGCGTGGTTACCACTGGATGTATATCACTAGCAAGACAGGTGCTATCATCGATGGTAAGAAAGTATCGCGTGAAGAGTTTTTCAAGACTCTGAATCAGTGGGGCACAGAAGAGAACCGTAAGTTTGTTGTTATGCACCACTCGATTCTGTCTGAAGGTATCAATGTGAAAGGACTTGAGGCAGTTCTCTTTATGCGTAATATGGATTATATTGGTATTAGTCAGTCAATCGGTCGTGTAATCCGTCTAGGAGGCGCTGAGAAGACGTTTGGACTTGTATGTGTGCCAGTCTATGATAAAGTGGGCATTGGCACTGCCCGAAGCGTTCAGGCGGTTGTTGATACCGTATTTGAACAAGGTGAACCCGCTATCTCTATTATTCGTCGATGATTAACTCTAAACTATTTGATTTCCCTTCTATTTTTGGTGTAGTTAAATCCACTGACGGATTGAAGAGAAATCAAACACGCACTCTTCGGGCAGAAGTTCAAGAAATTGCTATTGCAAAATATAGTGGTGAGCAACTTCAGTATGTTGGTGACACTGAAAATGGTAGAGACTTCTATGGATTAGAAGATAATCTCTATTATGAATCAAAAGGTATGGACGGTCTTTTTTGTAAGACCATACCAGAGACAAGGTGGATTACCTTAAAAAACTTTCAAGGTAAAAATTTGGGACTCCCTGAAAAGACCTTTGATTATATGTTATTATGGGATACCAAAACATATACTGTAGGTATCTGTACTTGGGATGCTTGTATGAAGAGAACAGATATTAAAGACGCAAAAGTTTCTATCAAGGTGCATTTTAATGATATTACATTCCTTGCCAAGAATGTGATTCCAGTAGAGAAGGAAGACTTCGCTACTAAACTTTATAATCTAATTGAGTCAATAGTTTAGAGAATCTAAAGATTTTGATTTATCCTTCATCAGATCGATCTGATGTGCTATACTAAGAACGTCGAAACAAACCGATTATGCGCTGCAAAGTTCAACTCTACGTCGCTGGTAAAGTCTTCAACGAAACTGTTGAGGCTCGCGACTATCAGGAAGCAAGGCAGGTAGCACTTGCCCGCAATCCTAATGCAACTGTTATGGGAGTTACTGCCACTTTCTGATGGGATTTCTGAAACCTCACATAGAACGTCCTGGGATTCTTAATCCCAAACCTGGCAATCCTCTGGGTTACTGTACTAACGATGGTATGTGGGCAGCAATCCCTTTTGGAAAAAAATTTATCATCATACATAATGGTGAACAAGTCAAAGTTCTAAACACCTACAAACAATCCATCGATTTCATCAAAAATCAACTGAAAACCACTAAAAGAAAAAGAGCAAAATGAGTTGCACCAAACAACAAAAAAGGCGTGATGCACTTGGTCTAATGATTGAAAGTGTTATCAAACCCGATAGTCGTCTCCGTGGTTGTGCTCACAACCAAGAGTGTTTTTATGAGTTAATGGAGTGGAGACAGGAAATGATTGAATATCTTGAAAAGAGACGTTATGAGGAGTCTGAGTGACTCCTTCGCTCATAATAATTGCAGCGGCATCATTCTTCATTTTAACTAATGATAATGTTGCCGCTGCTTTTTACTTTGTGCTTAGGTTAGCGAGAGCAAACATTAAACGCCAGATCTGGTGGTTGTTTAACAATCCTGCCAATCCTGTGGTAAAATATATTGTTTACCGCCGCTCACTCAAAACATCCAAAGAGTTGATAGCGGAAATAAATAAAAATAACGAAACATAAACTTATGTTATCTACTGCCTATCGTCTTCGTCTTGAATTTATTTGTAAATGTATTGCTAATGGGGAAGAAGTAAAACTTGATGATATGGTTTGGGCACAAAAACTTGCCAAAGCAAATACTACAGCAAATGAAATGTTGAAGAAAGCGCGAAGACAATCTTCACAAGATATTCAAGAGGGTAGTATGGATGATTTTATGAATAGGATGGGGTTAGGTGATCCCGACCCATCCAATTACAAAACGGGATTCGATAGCGCAGAAGATATTAGAGATTGGTTTCAACGTGATAAACCTGATGATTGGAGGCAACGTGATTGACAGATGAAAGACTATATTCCAGATAATATCAGACAATATGCTTTCACCTGTTTTAGTGTATTGACTGAACGTGAGAGAGCAGTTATACTGATGGGTGAGGAAGCATACAGAGAATCATTAGATCTTGAGAATGATGATGCCCCTTGCTGGAAAATGGATTCAGGTGAAACATATGGATTTGTTGGTTGGAATCCTCAGTGTATTCCAAGTATTGAATATATCGTATGGAAACTTGACCGACTACAAAAAATTATATCAGGTGAGATTAAAGGATAATGGATTATAAAACTTCTGGTGTTGACATTCAAAAGGGACGATCTTTTGTAGAGTATATCAAAACACTATCACCTAGTATTGGTGGGTTCAGTGGAATGGTGGAGATTCCACTAGGATATGAGAAACCTGTCCTAGTATCTGGTGCTGATGGTGTTGGAACTAAAATTAATATCTGTAGGATTGCTTCTGATTACACCACTATCGGTCAAGATCTTGTTGCTATGTGCGTCAATGATGTAATCTGTAGTGGTGCCAAACCACTATATTTTTTAGATTACATTTCTACCAAAACACTGGATACTAATGTAAGTGACATTGTATATGGTATTGCTGAGGGTTGTAAGATTGCTGGTATGGAATTGTTAGGTGGAGAAACTGCCGAACATTTCAGAGCAACTGATTATGATCTTGCTGGTTTCTGTACTGGTATTGTGGAAAAGAATGAGATTGTTGATGGTAGTAACATTAGAGTAGGTGATGTAGTCATTGGTATTGAAAGTAGTGGACTCCATAGTAATGGATACACTCTTATCAATGATATGTTGTGGAGGAATTATATTAAGTATAAAGAGATGCCAGAGTTGTTAACACCAACCACCATCTATGCTCCTTTAATCCAACACTTGTTAGATGAAGTTCCTATTCTAGGTATGGCACATATCACTGGTGGTGGTATTCCTGAGAACCTTCCGCGTTGTCTTCCAAAAGGTCTTACGGTTGATGTTGATTACTCTGCTTGG